GTTAACAACCTATTATCATAGATAGCGACTACATATTCATCAACAATTGGTTCATATTTTTGACCATTAAGGGTCATCTTAAATGATTTAACATCATTACCAAAAGAGTTGGATATATTATCCAAAGTAATAATTGGATTTTCAATAAATCCGCTCAAATAGTAAATATATGTTGCTGAATTATCATCAGCAGGAATCCTCTGTCTTGGAGGAGTGGTGAATTGAATATTTGTCCCGTTGATGACATAATCAACATTAGGGATTAAAACTTGACCATAATTCTGAACAACCAAGTGTTGTGGTGATGGAACAGAAATAGGTATATCTTGAGAAACAAGTGGGAACGTATTAGATGTCCCATCATAACTATCAATAAGATTTGATAAAGTTCTCCACTTTACTCTTACCTGCTCATAAGAAATGCCAGGACTTAAAGCAATGTTTGGTGCTGAAGTAACACTTTCATAGTAGATTACTTCGTCGCCAATTAAAACGCTGCCATTTTCTTCTAGAAATTGGTCAACACTTTCTACAACAATTACATTATCAGTTGGAGTTACACTTTCTACAACTTTAGTTGCACCATCAAGAATTCCAATATCAAGTTTGTCAATATCCAAATATTGAAGGAAATTATTGACAATATTTTGACCTAATCCAGTCTTTTCTTGAGACCTGTAATAGTACTCAATAAATTTATTGAAGAGAGGGTATTCGCTTCCGAAGAAATCGGGAGTATTTGCCCTGACCGATTGAGAGACTTTATTTATGTTCATCTAATTTAGAAACAACTAGAAGTGTTAAGTGAACCACCATTAGTGATTGGGGTAATTTCAACCAACGTTGGGGTCTGGTTGAAAACGCTTGGTGTCAAACTATTTAGAGGGATTGTGGGAGGTGGTGTTGTACCGATTGGACTGACTGTAATCTCTGGAGTTACAACGTTAATAATAGTTCCAGGAGTAGTTGCTGGAATGGTTGTATTATTAGCAGGAATAAACAAGATAGGAATAGCAATATCAGTCGGAAGGGCAGTACCATCAACAACACTTCCTATCCCAGAAACAGTATCGGTGATAGTAAGATTTATATCACCAATTATGTTAACTCCAGCGCCAATGAGGTTGACTGGTCCAAAACAAATTTCACCAGTTTCATAGTTTACAGTTCCAGCAGCATTGTTTGTATAAACTTTCTTTGTACCAGTATTGTAAAAAGTTCTAAGATTTCCATATCCATCATCTTCAAATTGCTGATCAATACCTGGTCTGTCGGCAGTTCTAAAAGTACCCGATAAGATAACAGGTTCTTTTTTACATCCATCGGCACCATCAGAACCAGGAGCACTATCGTATAAATTAGAACCAGTAGAAACACAATATGTGTTTGTTTGTCCTGGGGTTGGGTTGATATACTTTAAAATAACAGTCTGAAGAGATACATCAGAAATACAATTGTTAGATAACAAAATTGCCTTTTCTAACTCCTGCGATTTAAAAGTTGAATTGAAATTATTAATTTGTGTTTGAGATGCCCATTGTCCAACACTTACCTGAATATCGGAAGAAATTTCAGTTGTATTTGAACCGCATCCAGTGTCGTACAAAGCAAATATCTTTGAATAGACGTAAATATTGTCTGGATCAACAATTATGGGGTCAATAGACGCCATTGCATATTTTCTAAGATTATTCGAGATATCTTTTTTAGTGGCATCATTCAACAATGAACCAGTCTTTGTCTTAATAGCAATATAAACTTTTCCATAGACAGGAGGATTTAAAATATCACCACCATAGGCAACAACAGAATCTGTATTGTCGTAGATATTTTTAGTAATAACTGCATAATCTTGTGCTGTTACTGCTCTATATTGAGCAGCATAATATCTTGGAGCATTATACTTAATAGACTCAACTGTTTCTGCACTAGCACCTAATTGTGACTTTTCCTTTGTTGCTAAGGCACCCGCACTTAAAGAATATGATGTACCATTATTATCTACTAATCTACCACTAAATGAGAATGCTTGTACATTATTAGCAGTTTCACCACTAGTTACAAGATATTCAAAGTTAACAACTTCTCCATCTTTTAATGCTCTTCCAACACTATCATCGCCAAACTTAACTTCATAACGCATATCCTCACCTTCAGAAAGGAAAAATGCTCTTGAAGTGGCAGATAGTCCAGTTACAGTTTCTGCAATACTATAAGAGTCAGAAGTCGTAGAAGATTCGTTGGCTTTTACACTAACTCTTAGTGTAGAAATGTCAGCATCTTCCGAAGGAATAATATAAGTTTGTCTAGCAAACGTATTTACAATATATGAATAGTTTATGACTGAACCTTCATATATTAACATATTGTCAAAAATACCTTCTCCTGTAGTAGGATTCACCGTGGTAGTTCTATCTTGCAAGATATTCCAAATAAAATTACCGCCTGTAGCAACAGGTCCTTTCTTTAGGGTAATAGTAGATGGATATGCTCCGTTTAACAGAGTAGTTTGAACAGTTACTTTAATACAAGCCTTAGCAGAATTAACTGAACGAGGTACGTAATTTAAAAGTTTTGCAATATTTACGACATTATCTCTTATTGTAGATGATGGTAAAAATGCTTCATTCAACGCCATGTTGGCATTAAAGGAAGTATAGTATGTGTTATATGCCAACATATCAACAAGATATGACAGCGCAGACCCGTCAAAATCATAATCTGAAAATTCTGTACGAGTTCTCAAATAAGATTTAATAGAAGATTTGATGTCCTCAAAATCTAATGCTGTTAGGTTATTAGGTTGCATTATTCGGGTCTCTGTAAAACAAAGGTAATCGTTTCAACAACAGGTAATCCGACGATTCTGTATTCTACTTCAATAGAAAATTTGTTGCCCTCGTATATTGGTTCAACAGAAACTTCAGTTAAGTCTACCCTTGGTTCATACTGATTAATGGTATTTATGATTTCATCTCGGATTGCATCTGAAGTAAAGGCATCTAGTGGTTCAAAAAGTAAATCATTTATCTTAGATCCAATAAGAGGTTGAAATGGTTTTTCGCCAGGTGTAGTCAAAACTAAATTTTTAACCGATTGTTTGATTGCATTATCATTTTTTACCGTAGATATATCATCGGTAAAGGGATTTCTAGACAAAGCAATATTTAAGTCTAGAAATGATCTAGACTTTTTGAATTGCTTCCCTGTTATTTGTTTTAATGCCATCTTCCTAGGTAATCGTCAAATCTCTTTTACCGTCTCACTATTTGGTGTTTCTGACGGTGGACAGATTAGTTTTCTATACTGATTTAAATATACATCAGAACGAGGATCTGTGATTAGTACAATTGTACCAAAATCACTTTCCATCAGGTCAGGAACATTATCAGGAATGGGATTGTTTGCCATTATCATTGTATTTGGGTAAACCAGCATTTTTTTAAAAGGGTTGCTATCCCTGTTATTATTTATCGTCCTTGACCACGATAACGTTTCTTTGCATCATTTCTAGATGTTGAGGCATACTTTGTGTTCTTACCCCTTCCTTGACGAGTTCTCTTGGGTTTCGATTCGATATGCGAATTTCCACTAAGTGACGCTGATCTGATTGCCATAATTAGATTCCTACAAAAACATTTGGACTTGAACCAGAGACAAGAGATAGGCAGGGAAATGCTGGTGTGCCATCACCAAGAGGATCAGCAAAACGACCAAGCCTTCGTTTACCAACAAAAACTGTTAGGGACGTAGCCATCAGTTTTCTTGGGTGTCCTATTGGAGCTTCTCTGCCTCCGACTGGACCTATTGTACACCAATATGCAGGAGTTGGCAAGGTAATGGCACACTTATCACCAACAGAAGACGTTGTGTATATCGTTGGAGTGGGGTGTGGAATCAATATATCTTGGTCTACGATAGGAACTAACTTATTAATAACAACCCTTGCTGCAACGGCACCTGCAACCCCTAGAGGGAGTTGTGGAGTTGGTGGCCAGATTGCTGTTGCTGAATTTGTCGCTACAGGTCGAACATTAATACGAGGATCTAATGGACTGTGAGGACAACCAGGAACCATCCCCCCACCATGTCCAGGTTGGAATGACCCTCCAACACCTGTACCATGCCCTGTACAATTACCCATGTACAATGCGGCTCCCATGCCACCTGATGCTAATACAAACGCCATAGTGATTATTTAAAACGGATTTCCATATGCTGCTGCAGCTTCAGAAACATTTTGTGCTGTACGAGTTAGATCATTAAAGATAGTCATACTCCCAGAAACAGACCACTCTTGACATCCACTTCCCAATAAAGGAGAACATGTACACACTGTTGTATATGTAACAGGTGTTGTTGGATTTGGATTTGATTGAGTTGGTGGTGTTAGAGGATCATCTTCGTTGATAACTTGACTGGTCGGTGCTGGTGCAAGCGGCGGAGCACAAGTAAAATGAAGACAACCAGAATTTACTGGAGTACACGATAATGAAATATTTATTGAGTTACTCTGAGTACTATCAGGTCGATATTGCCTAATAATATACTTGGTAAAAGCAGAACCTTCAGGAAGTTGCTCTAAACTACCCTGAACAGTTTCAACAAATGACTCTGGATAATTACTAAATTCAGGAATTTGTGTCTGAGTGATGTCTTGAATGTCTTTTCTTCTTTGTTGAGAGTCTCTTGACTTCTCTTGAATAATTTTTGCCTTAAATTCTTTACTAATTGGAGTATCATTAATGTAATTAAGGTTATGTTGATGCTCTGTTGCTTCATATGCAGGTTCTAATGCCTGTTCCGAGAACAATCTTTGAGGTTTTTCCGCAATTCTACGACGTTTTAAGTCTTTTTTTACATCAATCTCAGGAATTCTAGAAGTTGTCTCAGATTCTTGATTTACTTTACTGTAAACATCATCAACTGCGTTAAATTCTGCAGATGATACGGAAGATTCTTCATCTTTGGGGAAACTTTGAAGGTTAGATTTGTATCTTCCCGTTGCATTTGGGTCATATCCCTCATTTTTAATCTTTTCCTTCGTTTCTAATTTAATATTCCTCACATAAATCTTGGGAGAATAGTTATCATCATACCCACTTCCAGGATTTTCAATCTCAACTGCTGTCAACACGCCACCAGAGAAGGTTCCTTTGACTTTTGCCTCCTTGCCAGACTTATTTGGCGGACCAGTAATCGCAATTTTAGGTGGTTTTCCGATATTATTCCATCCTTTACCGCCATTTACGATGGATGTTCCAGTAACTCTACCATTTGTAACTGTTACATTAACATCTGGTTGTACAATACCACCACTATATGTGTCAACTGCGTTTCTATTGAGTGATGCTGTTACATATTGCACAGATTTATCTAAAAATTCATACCTTCCAACTAAAATAGCACGATCTACAATACCTTTTCCCGCCTTTGCTCTGATAGTATGATCCCTATTTGATGTATATTGCGTATCTTTAGTGAAGTCACTACCATTCCCATCCAAATATATGACATGATACGGGAAATTATCAATGTCAGTATGAAAAGCACGGAGAATTGTGTGTCCATTAATGGTATCACCAATCCTAAGCACGTCAAATCCACTCTGACTATTGACCGTAGGTACTTGACCTACGGTACTAATACGTAAATCAATTTGAAGTTGTGTTGTACTTGCATCTGGATGAACATAATCATATGTCAATTGTGTAGTATCCCCTACAGAGAACCCAGTTCCAGGATCTAAGATTTCTTCAACAGTCCATCTAGTACCACTAAACGTAACTGGTGAATTTGTATCATCAAAAATAGGAGCAATTCTTACCTTAACTCTAAATCCAATCTGAGTTGCACTTAAATCAATATCATAAATTTGAAAATCCTCAAACCCTTCATCACCAACTTGCCATGGGTTTTGAGTAGATTCATAAGAAATACCAAATTGAATATCATTATTCCATGCATCTATATACGTGGCACCATTATAAGATAACTCAAAATCAACTACACCATCAGGTAACTCAGATGATAACTGAGTATACTCAAATGCAAGCTTATTACTACTTGTACCAAATCCAAATAATGTGGGGTGTGGACAGTCTGGATCGCCTGTTAAATCTTCATTTGCAGTATACCTCAAACTAGTCTCTTGAGTTGTACAGTTGAATGCTGTACAAGGATGACATGTAGTGGTACTACTCGCATTGGTACTACTACTTGAAGAA